TCAAATTCGTCCTCAATTAGATTGCCTTCAGGCTCGTCTTCTGGGATTGGAATATCTGGCACATCCACAGCGTAATCGTCTACGAAGCTTTCAGTCGCTTCTACGCTCGGGACTTCTACTGGCTCTCCGGGGGTTGGAACTTCCCCGATATCTACTGGTTGAGTATTTTCGTCTGACATTTTTTTTAGTTCTTTAAGTTTAACAAGTTCCCGTTCAGTCATTGAAAAATTTTTAATTTCAAAGACTTTTTTTCTAGAAACGTACTGATTATAGTCTGTATTTGGCACTATATCTAAAAATTATTCTACAATATATACACTTAGTGGATCATTATTGGAGAAAAACTTTCTGGTATTTTTATATCTTCTGAGGATTGCATGTCGAAATAACACTTGGTAGCCCATGCTCCTAGCATCAATGTCGTATAATTATCCTTCCTCGCTTTATTAGCGGATGTCGATCTTTTTAGGTGTTGTGGTAGGTCGAAACTCTGGTTACCCATGGCTGTAGTTTTAACTTCTACTAAGGCACATTGTTTTTTAGTTCCGTATATGAGGGAGTCTTGAAATTCTATTAAGTCAAGCAGAGAATCGTGTTTTGTTAGTTTTAGATCAAATCGAGAAGACGTAGCTTTAGAGAAGGAGCTTTCGTGAGCGGTGGTTCTAGAGGCAAACCATATTTTCTTGTGATCTATACAAGATTGGAGATATTCGTTTGCTTTTCTTAAAAAATTACTAGTAAAGATTTGTTTATAAAAAATTCTACCTGAGGTTTGATTAAGTTCTGTTTTTACTTTTCTTAATTGCGCTTGGTATTCTAAGCCTTCTTTTTCGGAATTAAAATCAAAGAAGTCTAGTTTTGAGTCTTGAAAATATTTAGATTCATTAGCACTATCTATAAACTGAGATCCAGCATTATCTATGGTTGCAAAAACAATATTAAAATTCTGCATTATATAATACAGATATTCTATGTGGTCTTTTAAATCACCGCCAGCTACAGCGTAACCATGAACTAATACAGATTGTTGTTTCTCTTCGTTTAGTTCTAGTATTGACATAGCAAAATAGTCAGAACTCGGGCTGTTACTAAAACTCGGGTCGATTGCTAAGATATATTTTTTATCTGTTACGCCCTTTATTAAAGTCGTGGGTGCTTCTCCATCCGGTATTGTGCATTCGTGCATTTTTTTAGCACTGAAATAACTGTCGCTTCCATCTGTAAATTGACCGCAATATTCTCTTTGAAAAGAAGAGTGAGAAGAGCCACCGTTCGCAGCTTCGTCAATCACTGTTTTATCAATCATGTCTTCTGGTAGCGCCTCATAGCTTAACTGAGACACAAAGTATTTAATGCCTGCGCTAGAGATTTCTTTTGATTCTATACTGGCGATCCACTCTTGGTAAGTTTTATATAAATTTTCAAATGTAAAACTAGCTGACGAAAGTGCTATCATTTTGGTTTGATTTTCGAACTCTACTCTATCCTCTTCCTTCATCAAACCTTGCTCAATTAATTTATCCTCCATTTCTCTAACTTTTAGCCTTTCCCCCATATTTTGAGGTGCAACTAAGAATGGCATTAAAACAGTTTTAATGGTCTCTTCAGGCAGTAACAGATATTCGTCCAGTACAAGTACGTTAGCTCTAAACCCTCTTATCTTTTCTCCACTTAAAGGAATTGCAGTAATTGTACCTCCATTTATCTTCCATTCAAATTGATCATTTCGTTTAGATTTATTTCTAATTTCAAAAGCTTGGGAAAGAAGTTGACCGTCTTTACTCTCTACAATTTTTTCAATATTGTTAAATATGAATCTAGCTGTTCTGAAGGTAGGGCCAGCTATGATGATCTTTGTATTTGGTTCAAATATACATTGTACAATACAGAAAATTGCACCTATAAAAGATTTACCACAACCACGACCCCATACGCACATAGAGAAGTTTCTGTTTAGCATCCCTCTTAATGTAACTTCTTGAAATGGGGCTAATTTTATACCACATAAAAGCTCTACAGTAAATGACAAGTTATTTCTTAAAAACTTAGCTAAAGTTATTTTAGCCTGTTTGTCTTCAAGCTCCCCTTTTATCTTTAGTAACTCTTCGTTTACTCTAGATATGTCACTTTTATATTTATCTGGGCAGTACCACATTTATAAAATTTTAAGATCGTAAGCTAGTTGTAAGTCATGATTTTTATAATCAGACCCATTAAAAAATATCTTCTCCATAACTCTTACAGACTCTGTCCTTCCGTTAACAAATAGGAATTGCAAGTTTGGATATTTTTGTATAAGGGTCCTAACATTAGAAAAAATAAATTCAGGAGTAGCTCTTACTTTTTTACTTACATACGGAAGTTTTTTGAACGCCATGCATTCATTTAAATTTCTTTCTACCAGAACAATTAAATTACTATCCGCTTCACTAGATCTTATAACCTCTCTTTCGAATCTTTCAAACCCACCACTAAGGGTTCCTATAAAATCTTTGATAGATTTTCTCTCTATGTAGCAATTATGAGTATGCTCGTTATCAAAGAAACAGTAATCCCCGAAAGGCAAAGTCTTGACTCTGATCTCACACTCTTTGAACTTCAAAGGCATCTGCTCTCTAGTATCTACATATACTATTGGCTCTTCGAACTTAGTTTGATTTTTAAATAAAATATTTGAAATTTTTTTAAATTTAGAAATTAATTTAAAATTTTCTTTACAGTAGCCATAAAAGTCTCCAAAAAGAACATCATAATATTGAGTCGGCGGACTCATTATAGTCCTAAGCTCTACTTGACCGGGACAGTATTTTATAGACTTCTTTTCTATTCTGTCTTGTAGTATTTTGTGGCAGTATTTTTTAGATTTCTCAGGGTCTTGTTTTTTTAACCAATGTTTAAGACTTAGTCTGGAATTAAAATCCGAAGAGAAGTATTGTTCTTTAGATTTGAATTTTATGATATCTCCAGTATGTAAATCATACCGAGGATAATATTTTTGATAATACTCTACCTTTCTTAAAGAATGAGCTCTAAGATGCCTATGTAAAGAAGCATCATTTTCAAATTCTTTTTGGCATACTTTACAACTAACCATCAATTGCTTCCTCTTCGCTTAAACCCATGATTCGAGCTTTTATTTCATCCATGCCAGATAGCCTATCGACTTCGTCTTTTATGGCTCTCTTCCTGAGGTCAGCTAAGTGAATCATCTTCTTGCGGTTCTCTTCGTCTTTCCACATCTCTACTAAATTTAATATAGACGCGTTTTCTTTTATTTGTTTACTAAGTCTAGAACTTCTTTTCTCTTTTAAGTCATTAAGAAGTTTTTGCTGCCGGTTAACGCATTGATTATATTCGGCTGTACATGTACCGATTGACTCCACGAGACTCATAGAGATTTTCCTTCCCTCCGTGTCATTTGCAGCGTCATCCAAATGCTCTTGTAGAGTGTTTATCCTATTTTGGATATTTGAAGCTATAACTACTTCACTGGATAAAACTATATATTGATCTACTTCTTCCTGCGTCAGGTCAGGCTTATCCCAAGTATATCTAACAAAGCTACTCTCGAATAAATCTCTTTCCGTAATAGTTTCATAGTTCGATATTTGATGCAGAAACCTAAAAGTATGCATGTACTCAATTAAAGAGTTTACAGACTTTTTTTGATTTAAAGATATCTTGTCTTTGTCTATACCATGAAGAACATATTTATTAACTCTTGCTACAGCTTGTTCAAATCTTTTAGGAGGTTTGTAATCTCTCTCGGGCAGCTCCTCTCTTTCATATACTTCTTCTGCTTCTAACCCGGCTACAGCTTTCTTAATTGCTCTTACTTTTTTGCTTAAATGACTAAGACTAGGATCATTTAATAAAACTCTCCCCATGTCTCTTGGGGACATACTTGCCGCGTTTTGTTTTATGAACTCTAATTCTTCCGCAGTCACAGAAGTTTCGTCTGCGGGAGATGGAGTTTTAGTTTCTGTTTTAGTTTTCACTAGGTTTTTAGTATTGATGAAAGCTCTGACACTTCTTCCTTCAGGGGAGTTGACTTTGATGTCCTTTTCATTGGGAAATGCAGCTTTTATCAAATCTAAAACAGAGGGAGGGGGCTGCTTAGCTTTTGTAGCGTCGTTCCAACATTTTAAAATATCGTGTTGTTGAGTTTTTGATAAAACAATTTCTTTCATTTAAAATCTATCCCCCCATCCGTTAAGATCTTTTTGCTCTTCTCTATTATCTTTTTGACAATATTATTTATTTGTTTGTAGCCGGGTGTTCTATTTTTTTCATTTGTTTTAAAGTTGAGCTTTTTAGCTAACTCTTCCTCTGATTTGAATTCTATGTAGAGGTGTTTGTATACTTTCCATTCGATAGGCTTTAAAACTTTTTTAAGAGCTTCGTTTAAATTATTTATAGAAGCATCTAATTGTTGCTCAGAAAATAATTGTTTTACTTCGTTTTGGTGGTTTTCTATTGACACTGGAAGCTTAGTGTCATGAGCATTCTTTTTGCCCTTCATCCAGTTCATATACAAAGGACATGGAGCTCCTTGCTTTTCGTATATTGCACAAAGGTCGTAAGACTGAGCAGCCGCACATTTTAAACACGGTCTACAATAGTTTCCGTAGTTGTTGCGAATTAAATTTTTAATTTGGTTAGATATAATCCTGTTCAGCCACGGGCCAAGAGGCTTTAAAGGATCATACATATCCCACTTCTTGAATATATGAATTCTTATAATTTGAGATACGTCATCATAATCCATCCAAGATAAAACTGAGAGCTTCCACTTATTTTTCCTTTTAAGAATCTCTCTGTCTATTTCCTCGATTTTATCCTCAAATTGGGGTCTCGAGTTATCTATAGCCATCTAAATCTCAGATGATTCCCTTGATTGTCCCGCTTCAGCTTGGAAATCAGCTAAGACTTGTTTTTTAGAAACCCTTTTTCTAGCGTAAACTTTAGGCCGCTCAATTATTTGAGCATCCTCTTCGGAAGTACCTGCTATATCCCCTAAGGTGGTTTTTATTTTGGGAGCTTTTTGTATATCACATTCTAATCCAGACATAGAGCTAAAACCAGATTCGGCTTCCTCCTCTATCTCGAATCCCAAATTAGAAGTTTGTTTTTCTATTACGGCTGGAGCGGTTCTGACTGGAGCAGGCTTAGTCGTTGCAGATGAACTCAAGAAAGACTGCCCACATTGAGAACAGAATTTCGGTTTCTGCGAAACGTAAGTTGTACCACTACCGCATTGTCTACAGTATATTTTCATATGCCCGTAATATATTTTAACGTTTTACATTTACTTTTTCTAAATAAATGTAGAAATCATTACACTAAATTGAAGCCATCTCCGAAAATCTTTCTGCTAAGTATCTTACTAACTTCGACCTAACAACATCTTGCGGGCCGAATTTAAATGTTCGTATTCCTTCTTTTTTGGATCGTGGATCGTTCAATAAGTCATATATTTTTTTAAAGCCACCTCTATTCCCATTTTTTAAATCTGTTTGAGCTGGGTCAGCTAATAAGAATATTTTTGAGAATTGTCCCATTCTAGTTAAGACGGTTATAATCTCTTTTAAAGTTGAATTTTGGCACTCGTCGAATATCACACATTTAGCATTCCAACTCATTCCTCTAGCGAAATTTACAGGATAACAAGAAATTCTTTTATCTTTATGTAAGTTTTTCAATGCTGTAGGGCTTAGGAGTTCGTCCAGCTTGTCGTGAAAAGGCATATTGTAATATTGCAGTTTTACATCAGCATCTCCGGGTAAGAATCCTAACCTAGCCTCAGAGCTTTCCACAGCGGATCGCATGTAAATGATGTCTGAGACCTTTTGCTGATTTAGTAGGTGCAGAGCACAGAAAGTTGCTAAAAGCGTCTTAGAAGTACCAGCAGGGCCATCTAATAGCACCACTTGAGTTTCCTTCTCTAAAGCTAATTTAATAAACTTTTTTTGATTTGGGGTCCACTTAAGGTTCTGTATTTGAAACTGATCCTTAGGCTTGATTGTTTCCCTCTGATGAATTTTTACTTCTGATACTTCTTTGTCGAATACCAGATCCTCGAAGCAAAATGTTACTTTCGGCATCAAATATATATACACAGTTTTTTTATGTAGTGTAATTTATAATGATGGAGTCCGAACTATTTAAACCTGAAACCAAAAAAATGATAGAAGAACTGATCGGTACTTACGGTTGGTTTATTCTTGCTGGTTTCATGGCTCTACTATTAAAAGATGCATTACATAAAGCGGTAGAAGGGTTTATGGTTTTCATGGGGAAAGATTTTCAAAATGACGATATTCTATACATTTCTGGGAGGCAAGCACGTATAGTTCGCGTCGGATTTTTCAAAACTATTTTTTACATGACAGACCGCAAAACTAAGATGGTCGTTCCGAATGACAGGTTAAAAATGTTAGTTGTAGAAAAAACTTTACCTAAAAATGGAGGGTATCCATATCTTTATAAAGCAGGCGAATCAGGTTACGATGATCAACGTGCTGCTATAGCAGAAATGGAAAAACTCCCGGATATAAACAAAAAATGTACGAATACAAAGCGAAACTCGTAAAAGTAGTAGATGGCGACACCGTGGACGCCATGATAGATTGCGGCTTCTCCGTCTATAGAAAAGAGAGAATTAGATTGCTCGGAATTGATGCTCCTGAGACTAGAACTAGAGATAAAAAAGAAAAAGCAAAAGGCCTTATAACTAAAGCTAGATTAAAAGAGCTTATTAAGGAAGGCAAAAATGAATTTATGGTAAAAACATTTCTAGATGGAAAAGGTAAGTATGGAAGGCTTCTAGGAGTGCTCTATAATTTAGAAGTTAGTGGGGAGACTTTTAATGATATATTAATTACCGAAGGTTTAGCTAAACCTTATGATTGTTGATCTTATCTAATTTTACTTCTAGTTTATCAAATCTGTCATGGATAATAT